CCACTCAGGTCAACGTCACCAAAAAAGATCTTGACTTCTCTGATCGCACAGAAGACGAGATCGCTGAAATCGTCTCTGACTGCCTTCGCGTCATTACGCCCCAGGGGACAGGCAGCCGTGAGCACTGGATCCGTATTGGCATGGCGATCAACTCCGTCCTGCCTAATGACCGTGGCTTGATGCTCTGGTCCTCCTGGTCATCTGATGACCCGGATTACGCAGCTGACTGGTGTGAAGACATCAACCCCTGCCAAGAGCCCTGGTACTCCTTCAAAGGTGGTGGCATTGGCCTTGGCACCCTCATCTTCCTCGCTGATAGGGAAGACCCAGGCCGTCATCGCTTCTCTAAAGAGACCGCTGAAATCGTTGAAGCGGCTGAAAAGAAAAAGGTCCTTGAATCCCGTGTTGCCCTCCTTGATTTCGATGAAGTCATCAAACGCGGCAAGAAAATCCTGGAGCTGGACAATCCAGCTGAAATCAATTACCGCCTCAATAGCCTTGCGCTACAGGCGGGTTACAGGGATCAAGCTGCTCTCGAAAAACTCCTCGTTGATGATGATGCCTTCCAGGCTCGTAAAGATACGCTCACGGTCGCAGAACTGATGGAGCAGGACTACAAGCGGGAATACATCATCCCCGACATCCTTCCCCATCCCTCTGTTGTCCTCATCTACGGCGCTGGTGGTGATGGCAAATCCATGTCTGCCTGGGCACTGGCCAAACACATCGCTACTGGTAACCCCTTCCTTGTTCGCGGTCAGCACGTCCCAGTGCAAAAGGGTGGTGTGCTCCTCCTGAATGGTGACCAGCCCCTCAGCCAGCTCAAGGAGCAGCTCCAAGAGGTTGACTTCCCTGTCACAAACCAAACCCACGTTCAAACCGACTTCCAACTGCAGGCTTACGCCCAGTTCAAGAAGCTCATGAACAAGTACCAGCCCAAGCTGGTCGTCATTGACTCCCTCATCGGCTGCTCTGGCGGCAAAGCCTTCGATGAGAACAAGTCTGAGTTCGCTACCCCCCTCTACTGGCTCACCCGCAACAACGGGGTGCTCTTCCCTAAGTCCACCATCCTGATCATCCACCACGCCAACAAAAACGGTGGCTTCCGGGGCACCTCAGCCATCAGGGACGCCGTAGACGAGACCTGGAGCCTCTCCAAGCCCTCTGAAGAGGAGGCTGCACGCATTGGCAAGCACAGCCGCCTCATCACCATTGAGAAGTCCCGTAGCGGGCGCTCTGGCACTCAGCTGATCATGCAAATGCAGGAAGACCTCAGCTTCAGCATTTGCGACCACACCCCTGAGCTTGATAAAACAAACACAAGCCCCGCGTCTGTGAGCGACAGGGTGCTCCACAAGCTTCGGACCGTTTACCCAGCGTCACGCACCACTGAAGACCTGGCTAACGATCCACTGATCGGCAAAGCAGCTGCCATCCGCAAGTCGCTCCAGAGACTCCACAAGCGGGGCCTCATTGAGGTCACCGATGAAACGCACCAATCAAAAAACAACCAACCGCTCCAGTCATACAAGGCAGTCCTCGCGTGCGGGGATTCTCTGGAACGTGTCCCAACTCCACCAAATCCCCGTCCTGGAGCGGGATCTGAGGTGGGACACAAGGCTAGGACACCCAAGTAGTGTCCCAGCTTTGCTGAGATTCCAAGAAGGCTGGGACACCTACAGAGTGTCCCACCTACTTGTCCCACCTAAAAACCCAGTCCACCACTGGGATGTCCCCAAGATGGGACAGTTTTGATGTATCCCCCCGCGAGAGACCTTGAACTGGAGCGAAATCCTCAAAGCCGGTGGCGTTCCTGAACCACCCGGCTACCTAGAGACCATTGAATGGCTGAAACAGCACCCCTATGCAGAACGCCAAGCCGCTCGGGCTGCTAAAAAAGCTCCGAAAAAACGCCCCAAGAAAAGCTCCTAAACTCACCGCATGGAAAAGAAGCGCATTGATGTCCGTCTGCCTGTAGCGCTGGTTAATCAGCTTGATGTCGAAGCGCAGCACAGAGGGCTAACCCGATCAGAATTGGTGACAGAGCGGCTGACCAAAAGTGCTATTTCTCCTAACGACTTCCATAAAACTGTTGCTCGCATTAGAAGGCGCGTTGGCTCGAATCTTGACCCTCGTCAGATGGAAAGCGTCATCGCAGCAACTTTCATCGAGTTCTCAGCAACCAGTCGTTAAAACCGTGGCAGTGAACTTCCACTACTGCCAAATCGCTGAGCACAACTCAGACCTGCCCCTTGCTCTGGTGCGATTCACTGCCTACGACGAAAACCACAAGGTCTCAACCGTTGAGCAGGTGTCGTACCAGGAAAACAGGTACGAGAAAATGCAGTTCCAAATGCAGGTGGCTGCTGCCCTCCAGTGCGGTATCGACGTTTCAGTCCTTACCAACTACCCCATGGAGGAGTTCAAGGAACTCTGTGACGCCCTCGAACATTAAAGAGTTCTGAGAGCCAGCACGACCTGCCCACTGACGACCTAGACAGTATTCGGTGCTTTGGTGCGGCATGAAGGTCTCTATCTTTTCCGGTGGCGGTGGCTGGTTTTTTGCAACTGAAACATGTGAGCTAACGTTCCACAAAACGTTTGCGGAAGTAATGGATCATGCCTACACCAAAATCCGGCAGGGAACTCATCCTGGAACAACTCCACCAAGAGATGAGGCACGCCACCACCGCTGATTTGCAAAGGGCTGCCAACTTCCTTGAATTTGCAAGAGCCGTAAGAAGAGGCTGCACTAAACAACGCTCAGCCTCTCGTCGGGCTCAAAGCAACGCTTGGCGCAAAAATGCTGATCAATCCATTGCGTGGTAGCATCCCATTACATCTGTAAGTAGTCATGCCGTACCAGCAAAAAGGCAAGGTCATGTTCCACGTAGCACTTGACCCTCACCTGGCTGACTTACTGGTGCGTGATGCCTACTCCAACAACAGCAAGCCAGCCGCTTGGATCCGTGAGCTGGTCTGTCGTCACCTAGCCTCCTCCGACTGTGACTTCAGCGAGATGTATGAAGACGCCAAGCTCGCTGACGCCAAGCTCTGGATCGACAGCTACAACAGCCGTCGTAAAAAACCTTCAGTCCAAGAGGGCAGCTGAAGTCTCAAGCTCTGCAACGTGCATCACTGCCTGCTTCATCATCTGCCGGTAATGCCAGTTCTGGCGCGTTAGCGATACGCATAACCTCTTGATTTGCTCCACATCCTCTGCGTTCTCTATTTCCCTCACCGCCTTCTCAAGCGATAACTCTGTCTCCAGCGTTTGCTCTACGACCATCCAAGCGCCCCAGGACATGATCAGCTAGCAGATGCTTCAACATACAAAACACTCACAACTTGTCAAACGTCATCATTGGTGGAAATGGGTCAACCAACATTGCCCATCCACTTCCTGCCCCCTCAATCTCCCAACGCTTCAAAAAGTCCTCTTTTGAGTAGTGGACTGCCTCTCCACCGTTTTCGTCCTTCAATAGCCCACGCACCAGATCGTGTTCACCCATTGGGTCGTGGACAATAAAAAAGTTTTCTGTATATCCAATAATTACTGACCAGTGACCAGTTCCCTTGGCGCCTTCACCGCGTTGAAAATCTCCCCTGTGCAACCAGCCAACTCCCACTGGCCGACCTGCATCAATCTCAGCTTCAATTAAGTCCAGCGTCCCAGTCATCACAAACTCAGGCCGCAAGTCCAGTGTCTGGAGCGCTTTGACGTGGGTCAATACCTCAGTCGTATCGCCAAAGCGGCTCCGTAAAACGTCATACTCCCTCTGCGTTTCAACGACTCCGTAATGCTTGGCAAGCATTGCCATCGCAGCCGTAAAACACTTGTACTCACCACCCTCTAAATCCAACTGGTGGAAGTACGGCACCCCAAAAGGCACGATCTTCCCGCCAGCCTTCCAAATTTGAAACCACTCAGCATCAGGACTCAGCAGCTCAGGCGGCATGTCCTCCTGTAGCTGCTGAATCGCTGCTCGCTGATGTGGGTTCCCGTTGAAATTATTGAAGAAGCTGTCCAGCTGCATGATCGACGGGATTAGCCAGTCAAACAGCATTATTCATGGTTTCCCAGGGAACAGGTTGCGCTCAATAAATTCCACCGCTTGGTCATCAACGGTGTTGTCAGTCGTCTTCGCTAGCGCACGCAGAAGATCAACAATCAGCTTTTTCACAGCCTTTGACTGCAAAAACGCAAACAAAATCGGACGCACCAGGACAATCATGGTTGGCCTAATAACTTGCGCGAAGTCTAGTGATGCCTTTGTACTGCTTCAAGACGCGCAATTGCCTTTTCAGCTGCAGACAGCCTTGAAAAAATTTCAGTCCGCTCAGATCGCAGGTCCTGGTGCAGTTCCTCTAGCCTTTCAGCCACGTTGTCTACTGACACACTCAAACGTGTCAAGCACTCCTGCCCAGCCATCACCCGCTTGCCGTAGCTGCTGAACACCATAAAAATGGCGCTTAGGGATGCCCCGGCAACTGCTGCCACCATCTCAAACATGGCACCCCCTCAAGGCTCTAAACCATGGCACAAGAGAACGATACTCACCCTGAAAAAGAGTCCACGCCCCTTGCTGACTTTGTCCGCTTAGCGGTCCTCAGCTGGTCCGTTGCCATGCTCTCCCTTAACTACCTTGGCTACGTCAAAGCCATGGATCCCACCTTCCCTGCCTCCCTCCTCACTGGAACGATGGCATCCTTTGGCGTCTCTGTCGGCAAAGCCAATGGGCAAAAGAAGAAAGACGACCTTACAGTTGAATCAAGCAAGCCCAAAGTTTGATGAAAGCCTTATTGCTGATCGCAGTCGCATTGCTGGCCGCTCCAGCAAAAGCAGACATCACCCATAAAATTCAATCCTCTGTTCAACTAACCGTCGATGCCGCCGCAAGTG